TTTAATTTTTTCTTCTATTTGTTCTTTTAGTGTAGTAACATTATGCATGTGTCCTAATGCATCTTCCATGTTACTATAAAATGTAATAGGTGTCTCAGGCAATTCACCTAACTCTTTTAATTGAGATTCACAGTCAAAAACTTTAGTGTCTAATTCTAACTTGTACGTTTCTTCTTCTGCTATCTTGTCATAAAGTTCTTGTGTATATTCTTCGTGCGTTTCTAAGTGTGCAGTATCTTGTCCACATGCTGGACATGTACCTTCTTTTGCAAGTGCAATATTAGTTGCATAAGTTTCTAAATTTTTCTCATTACGACTTAAACTTGTTTGTATAGTTTTAAGTTCGCTTTCAAGTCCTTGTATCTTTGTGTACTTAGAATTTATCTCTTGTATCTGTCTATGGTTTTCTAATTCCATAGTTATGTTTGTTTCTTCTAAAGCATCTAAACTAGTCTGCAGACTGCTTACTTTAGAACCATGTTGTGTTACCCAAGCCTTACCTCTGTTTTCAATATCAGTAATATTCTTTCCAACACGTTCATTAGCATTTGTTACTGCTTTGATTCGTTGTTCTTCATCTTTTATTCTATCTCTAGTTTCTTTCAGTCTATCTTTTAAAACATCTGCTTTTAAACTTATTTCTGTTATGCCCAACAACTGCTCAATCATATCACGTTGGTCATTTGCTTTCATACCTAAGAAAGGTTCTGTATAAGTGTTTAATGCTATCAAATGCTTAAACATTAAATGCGGAAAGCCAATAATCTTTTCTATGTCTTTTTGTGTTTCACGCATATCACCTTGCTGTTCATTGTCAGCGGCTTCTGTGCCATCCACATAAAACTTTAATACGTTAGGACGTCTGCCCCTTTCAATTCTATATTCTGTACCATTAATTTCAAAATCAACAGTAGTAATCATACCCTTGCCGTTAGTTTTGTTTATGAGATTGTCTTTACGAATGTTTGTAAGTGCTTCGCCATACAATGCAAAACTTAATGCATTAATAATAGTAGTCTTACCAGTACCGTTCCTACTGCCGTCTCCACCCAGGTCTAAGTTATGACCTAGTACAAGTGTTAATGAGTCAGTATCAAAATTTACTGCTTGTAGGTTATTACCCACACTCATAAAGTTTTTTGCAGTTACGTTTTTAATTTTTAACATTAAATAATAATATCCCGATACAGTTCAATAAGTTTTCCAGTATCTACTAATGAACTTTCAATAGTTTCAAGTTGACTAATAACAATTTGGTCAACACTTTCAAATTTAATCTCAGTCCCTTCAAATGCTTCTTCCTCTTCTTTGATAGGAATAAGTTGTAGTTCTCTAACACTAAATTGTTTTGCAAATGTTTCTCTGATAAAGTTGGCTTCTTCATAACTTATACCAACGTCTAATTTTATTCTTGCATGTGTTTGTGCATCTAAATATTTTTCTGGCTCTGTAAGTAATTCTCTCAAACCCATCATAATATATTTAGGACAATCGGGCCAGTCTACATAAACAGGCTCTTCGTCCCAAGTGAGGAACATAGCACCACGTTCATTATCTCCAGCATCTGCATAATTATGTGGGAAAGCATTTCCTATATAATGTATGTTTCCTTTATATTGCCTAGCATGGAAGTGTCCACTAAAAACATATTCTGGATTGCTAATGTCAGATGCTTTAATACCACCGTGGTCTGGCATCTCTACCATTGCATTCATTTTAAAGTATGGTAACTCAAAATGTCCAAACATATATTTACAATCTACTTTGTTTAGTTTTTTATGCTCGTCACCTACTAACCAAGGAATAATAGCAACACCGTCTTGACAAAAGTGTTCATCTACCATAACAAAGTTTTCTAAGTCTCTAGCAAACTCAATACTGTTAAGGTCACGTTTTTCTCTATAATATAAATCGTGATTACCAGTAATAAAGTAAACTTTTTCAAAGTTATCGTTTAGTTTTTTTAAGTCTCTAATAGTTGCATTCATAGTAGCAATATTAATACTTGCTCTATGATGATGCCAGTCACCTAAAAAGATACAGGTTTCACAATCGCGAGCCTTGGCTTCTGCGATAAACCATCCCACATAATCGTGACAGTCTTTTAAATGTTGTCTACTATTTTGTTTTAAGCCGTAATGTATATCTGTAAAACACGCGGCCCTTTCAAAAAGGTTTGCCATGTATTGATTTACTCTTTTGGGGTATCTGCTTCAGTTTCAGCCTGAGCTCTCATTTCTTTGAGCTCATTCTCATGTTGAATTTGTCTTCCGTAACTTGGCAGATGTCCTTGTTCAATTAAAATGTCGTCTCTGATAGTTTGATTACGTTTCTCTAAGTTTAGTACTCTAGTGAAACTGTTATTAACAGTAGCCGTGTAATAAGCAAATGGGTTATCCGATTTTGCTTCGTTAAATTGTAAGCCAATTTGCGATAGTTGTACTAAAGCCGTACCACGCATCTCATCAACATAAGTATAACCTCTCCAGTTACCACGTTGACTATAACGTTCTACTAACTTCATAAACATCTTTCCTAGTTCATTACTAATAGTACCATGGTCAACACTAAAATGTCCGTTGTGTAATCCACCTACCCAATGACTTCTAACAACTTCTCTAGGATTAACTCCAGCACTATCTAAAATGTAATGCTTGAACGGTGGAAAGTTTACCTTTGCTTTTGTGTCAGCAACTGTTTTTGTTGTTTTCTTTCTACCTGGTTCATCTGGAATATGCTCAAATGTCATAACTCTAAACACTAATTCATCTACTGCTAGTGTGTTTGGGTCGACTGCAAATTCTTTTTGTTTTGGCTTTTTAGTCCAATTGCCTTCTGCAATAGATTGCTGGTACGCCACTGTCTGCATTTTTGCGGCTTTGTTAGCCTGTGCTTGTTTAATTGCTGTTTTGTTAATTTTTTTAACGTCATCGACGATTAAATCGACGTTAGCAAATTTGTCATCCTGTATATAACAGTAAGATAACTTGCTTTTATGAATCTGTTTTAGAATATCTTTATTATTAAGATAGTTCACTCTCTTTGGTTGCACCATAAAATTGTCTCCTCAAAACTATAGTTCGTTTATATTGTATTATACACATTTACAGGTGTTTGTCAACTTATTTGTAAAATGACTATAATAATTAAAGTATGTTATTATTTATCTGATAAATACAAGTAGGAGATATTGATTATGGCAAATGACGAAGGCTTAATAGATTATAGAGGCCGGTACCCAACGAATACTACACTTATTACGTCTGATACCGATGACCGAACTAATTTTGCAAATAAAGATTGGCGAGCAAGAATTCGACCTAAGAAAGGTGGAGAAGACTGGGCATATGGCTTAGTGGATGCTAAAGGCAATGAACAAAGTTCTATACTACAACCTCTCAAAGATAGAGGCGGTATAGTATTTCCATATACTCCTAACTTATACCTACAAGCAAGTGTTGAATACAATGAGGCGGCACAGCATGGTTCCAATTATCCTTTTTATACATATATTAATAGTAGACCCCCTACATTACCGTTACAAGGCAGTTGGACAGCAAACACAACAGAAGAAGCACAATACTTGTTAGCAGTATTTCATTTCCTAAGAAGTGTTACTAAAGGTTTCTTTGGAGATACTTCTGTAGACGCAGGTACATATGGTACACCTCCTCCAGTAATGTTATTCGAATATCTAGGAGAATATGGGTTTAATAAGGTACCAGTTGTAATACGTTCTTATAACTTCCAATTCCCGGATGGTGTAGACTATGTTCCAGTTAAATACAAATCTTCAACCGGTGCAGAAACAACTACATACATGCCAGTTGAAACAGACATAATGATTGAAATGGCACCACAGTACACATACAAGAAACTTAGAAAGAAATTTGACTTACAATCATTTTCAAGTGGTAGGTCTTATAAGGATGGATTTATCTAATGGCAGACTTTCATAGCAATGACAGTTTTCTTAGAAATGCAAAGGTAACAGATTTTTACTTAGACGTAAATCTATTGCCTAAAATTCCTAAGTCTATATCCGACGACATCTATACAATAGAATCAAGGTATGATAAAAGACCCGATTTATTAGCACATAAGTTATATGGTACAACAAACCTGTGGTGGGTATTTGCTTTAAGGAACCCAGACTTACTAATAGATCCGCTAGAGGACTTTGTATCAGGTTTAAAAATATTTTTACCGACCAGACAAACTATTGATAGAGTAATTGGATAATGGCATCAAAAGACAAAGTAAAACCAAAGGTAACTTACGAAGATAATTACATAGGTGCTGTCGAAGGCAACCTATTAGATGCATATCAAAACACTTCCTATAATTTAAAACTTTATATGATACCAGCAAAAACTGGATACGATAATGGCGGCTGGATGCGTGGAGCAAAATCGGCTCAGCCAAGAGATACAGTTGTAATTGCACAGACAAGTGTAACAGGTGTACAAATAGACAACTTAGATATAAGTTTTGTACAAGGACCTGGCACAGGTAATTCTGTGGCAACAAGAGCCCAGTTTACACTAATACAACCAGGAGCCGCAGATTTACTATACCAAATACAAATGGCAAAAGCACACTTAGGACATTATATGTATGCTGATGTACCAATGTTTTTAGCAGTAGAATTTAAAGGCTACGAAGAAGATATCGATGACGAAGATGCTGGCGGTGAACCGGCACATATTGCTGGACCGTTTATATACCAACTAAGACTTGCAAAAGTTTCAGTTGCTATAGATGATACAGGTAGTATGTACGAGTTTGATTGCCCAGTAGCACAATCAGAAGCATACGCAGATTACAATTTTAAAATTCCTAAAGACATGTATGTACAAGGTACAACCATAGAGAAACTAACAGCAAACTTAGAAGAAAATATTAAAAAGTTTAAAGAAGACAATCTCAAAGAAGAAGAGTTTCATGATGAAATCAAATTTGATTTATCGCAACTGCAAAGTGTATTAGAGAATACAAGTATTGTTGACGGCAGTAACAGAGCTTCTAGAAAAAATGCAGAACAAGTAAACAGATTAATTAATGCAGAATCTCAAGGTATTAAGACCAAAGAAGATTTTGAAAAAGCATTAGAAGATAATCCAGACAGTTTAGATGGTGGTATTACATTAGAAAGCGGTGGCTTTGGAACACAACAACAAATTAATATGAAAGAAGGAACTAGTATGAATCAGTTCTTTACTACAGCACTTGTTATGTGCGATTCATTTTTAAATACTACTTCCAGAAAGAGTAACTTTAGAGATCCTGCTTTAGGCGAGGATGGATTGGACTTAGACAAAACATTTGTAAAATGGTACAGAATAGAAGCAGACATTGAATACTTAGATTTTGATACTAGAAGAAACAAATACGCAAAACGTGTAACATACAAGCCGGTAGTTTATAATACAAGACAAAACGGTCAAAACACTTCTGCGGCTGAGACAGATTTATCAGAAGAACAAGTAACAAATATTGTTAAAAATGTAAACATTAAAAAAGCATATCATTATTTGTATACAGGATTAAATGACCAAATATTAAGTGCAGATATTCAGTATAATGCAGGACAAGTTTTACTACAAGCACCAGCGGCAGGTACACTAGGAGATTTAAGTACTAACCCTAATTCACCTGGACCAAACATAGACCCAGGTAAAGACCAATCAGGCGCAGTAGAAAAAGCCAGAATAGCCGCCGCACAAAGTAAAATACTAGAACAAATTGGCAAAGGCGGAGAGTTCGATAGAAAACTTAAAGATGATTTAAGAATGACTGATGAGGAATATAAAAAGTTTGCTACTGACAAATCAAACACTCACAGAAATGCTACTGCCAAAGCATTAGCAAGTGCAAACTATACTGCCGGCTACAGTAGAACTACACCTGGCGCAACACAAGATAACGGTGACTACAAACCAGAAGCAAGTGGCTATATTTATAGTGTAGATTTAATAGATGAGGATGGTGGATCTGAAACAGTTATTGGAAACTTACAAAACGCCCAAACTCGAAGAGCTCATACTCAGGCAATTTCTGCCGCGGCAAGAGGCAAGTCAGTAGAGCCTAGAACAAAATATATGTACGGACCAAGTATTGTGTCAACAAGTGGAGATACTAGTGATGGTACAAATGCCGCAACACTATTTGGTTACATGTATCAAAATGTTAATGATGCAAGTATATTAGTAGAACTAGGATTAAAAGTAAGAGGCGATCCTTTTTACTTAGGTATACCAATAAGTTATGCAGAAGCACAGAAAGGCACAAAGAAAATGTCAGCAATCGAAGAATATGATAAACGCAAAGCCCTTGCTAGAGCTGGTATGGTATACAATAACGGTGATGATAATTTCTTTTTATTCACAATGCAAACACCTAGAGTTAGAGATCCAAATATAGATGATGAAGATGAAAACACAGGATATTTAAGAAACACTGATACATCATATTTTATAAGTGGAGTATACAGAATAGTTTCCACTACATGTTCATTTAGCGGCGGTATGTATACAGTTACATTTGATAAGGCACCAAAGGATGATGCTATTCAGATGAGCAAATTTAAACTAACAGACGTTGATTACGGAGATGAATAATGGGATATAGACCAGACGAATTCAAAGTAACTAGAAAGAATCAAACAGAAAAGATGAGGTCTGCCGCAGAGTTAGACCACGGTATATATGTAGGCGAAGTTATTGTAAGACCTAAAGATGATACAAACAGCGGACGTATACCTGTTTACATTCCGATGCTATCAAAAGACAGAGACGACCCCACAGGTTATTTTAATGCGTACTGGAGTTCACCTTTTGCAGGAAGTACTCCTAGTGAGAAGATAGGCAAGAATGTAAAAAGTTATGATGAGACTATGAAGTCCTATGGTATGTGGATGGTTCCACCCGACCCGGGTAACTTTGTATTAGTTATATTCGGCGATGGTAAGAAAAAGTTTCCAATTATTATAGGTTGCTTATTCCCAGACCAAATGCAACATATGGTTCCAGGTATTCCTTCAGGAACAACATACGGTAGTAGTTTACCTTTACCAGTTGCAGAAAAAAATAAAAGAGAAGATGATCCAAGTCATGGTAAAACGGCTTCAAGACCTTTACATCATATTTTAACAAAATCTATATTAGACCAAGGTTTAATAAACGACCCAATTAGAGGAACAACAACTGCTGGTGCTAGGAGAGAAAGTCCTTCACAAGTATTTGGAATATTAACACCAGGTCCAGAAGAGCTAGGCTTAAAGTCAGGTAAAAAAGACGGAACAAATAGACGTGGTGGACATCAGTTTGTTATGGACGATGCGTTAGAACAACGACACATACGTTTACGGACAGCATTAGGCAATCAAATATTAATGGACGATACAAACGGTATCATCTATGTTATTAACAGCAAAGGTACTGCATGGGTAGAACTAGCAGAAAACGGAAGTGTGCATGTATTCAGTGATGAAAACATAAACATGAGAGCAACAAAGAACATCAATATACGAGCAGATGAATTTTTAAATTTAGAAGCCGGTTTAGGTGTTAATATTAATGCTGGTGTTTATTCTGAAAAAACAGGTGACTTAAAAATTAGTGCAGGTAATGATATAACAACTAAAGCAGGACACGACTTCCATTTAGATGCAGAAAGTTTAATAAGTCAACGTGCTTTAGGAGAATACACTATACAGTCAGCAGGAGACGGACATATTTTAGTTGCTGGCAAGGCTGTTATTAGTGGTGCAGATATAATGCAACACGCCACTGGAGAAATAAATTCCCAAGCAGGTGGGAAGAATAATATTATAGGTTCGACTGTGCATCTTAATGATGGCGGTGGTGCTGAACAGGCTAAGGAATCTTTAGTCGTTGAACCATTCACAGAGATAACACATGAGGATCCAAGTGTAGAGAAGCCTGCGTTCGAGTACAATGAAGAAGATCCCGGCGAAGATAATCCTTTACCCACAGACGGTGAACGTGAAGGAGATAAAACAGAATTCAAAAGTATTATCGAAATTAATCCTACTAGAGAACCTTGGGTTGGTCATGCAACTGCAACAGCACTCACACAAGACTCTAATAAAATGGTGTCACAAGATGCTACAGTTAAAGATAATCCAACAAATGCAATTGAACAAACAGACACAAAACCAGCAACAGTACCTCAACCAGATGGTAGTATAGATGTTGGAACAGGATTTACTCCAGCACCACAACCTGGTGCAACACCTAACTACAAGAAAAGTTTATTAAAAGCAGTTCCAACTGATGTACAAAGTATGGCTGGCAATATGGATAAAAACGGAATGGCAGATGCTGGTGCTAAATTATTGGCTACTTGCGGTACTAGTTTACCCACACCAGTTAAGAACAGTAGTGGTAATACAGTTGTAGGACTTGGGCATGTACTAGATAGAAATGAATTAGATGCTGGTGCAACTATGTTTGGTGATGGTAAAATATTAGATCCACAAAGCAACTTTAAAACTCCTGGCATGGCTAGAGGGGCAAGTGAGTACGCAGATATAATCCAAAATACATTAGAAGCAGACTTGCCTAGTTATGGACTATCAAAGGTACTAGGAACTAAGGGCAGTTATTCAATTGACGGAACTAAAGGAACGATTATACATAATTTAAAATATGCTATGACTAACAACGTATCTCAGAAATTAGGTAGTGCTGGACTTAGTAACTCTGGTAAGTTTATGGTAGGTACATTAATGGGAGCAAACATGAGTAAGAATGCCATGCTGGCAACTGTGTTATTTGGTAATAGTGTTGGACATAATAATTTTATGGGCAGTGAAGTCAAGGATGCATTACTAACAGGACAAGATAACAGACTTGTACCACAACTATTACAGAAGTGGGTTACTAATAGTACATTTAGACCAACACTAAAACAAAGACGAATTTATGAAGCATACTTGTTTGGCATGCCTGATGTTTATGATTTAGAAACTGAAACACCTACTGCAAACGGTATGGGTTGGGGTATTATGGCACAACGCATAAAACGTAGACAGTTAGAATTGTTGTCGTAGTATTATTTACTTCTTCTTAAAAGTTTCAAATTCTTTTTGTAAATCTGCAAACTTAATATAAGCCCTATACTTGCCTTCTTGTTCTTCAGCAACACATCGTCTTAATGCTTTAATTTCTCCATGTAAGGCATTGCATTCATTTTGCTTTTGAACAAGCATAATTCTAAGTTCTTCTTCTAAGGTATTGTTAAGTGATATATTCTGTGTCATCAAATATTTTCTCTTTAATTAATTCCACAACGTCCATAGACATCAGCAATTCATTATGACTAACTTCCATATCAATTGTTTCACAACTGGAAAAGCCTTTTGGGACGGCCCGTTGTGTCTCCAATGTTAGTAATCCATCATTTGGCGTTGCTCCTAAACCTGCTAACGCATTTGCTGACGACTTAGTTCCTGTGGATACAATATTAGTTATCGGAAAATCTATCTTTAGACTGGCAATTGCCTTTAAAAGAGGACTTCCGGGTTTGGTGGTTGCAAAAAGTTTACTTTCTCTAAAAACCATATTAAGCCACTTAGCGGCTCTACTGCCTCCCCATGGACTTGATAATGCTATAAGTGATTCCACATTGTCATACTCTTTTGTTATTAAAGATGCTATTAAGCAACCATAACTATGTGCAATAATGTGTATAGGTTCACCATTAAAATTTAAGTCTAATAGCATCTTAAATCTTTTTATAATATCATCAGGGTTTTCTTGAGTGCTGTAGTTGAAGCACATTGAGTAATGCTCTGGTAACCACAGCTCAAGAAAATTAAAACTCAAATGGCTTTGTCCACTGCCGTGAACGAAAACAATATTTTTGCTAGGCGGTAGCGGCATCCTTTACAAGTCTCTCCATTTGTGCGAACTCAGGAGGTATTTTGTCCTTTTGTCCAACCATATTAACCATTTCAAAAAGAACATACTTTTTGGTGTAATAGTCATATATTCCCATGGAATGCACTCTTTTGCCGTTTTTATGTAGCATTTTTCTGAACCTGGGACCGTAACCTACGGCTCCCTCGTATCCTTTGGATTGAATTTCCTTATTGACAGAATACGCAAGTTGTACGATATTTTCAAATCGCTCTAGTACGTTTTTCATATTATTCCTATGAATTGAGTAAAACAATACAAGATTCTCATCTTGCTCCTACATGTACTTATCCATAGCAAAACACAGCACTTCAAAAAGTGGTGTATTAAAACTAGTTTTAACGATTAGTGATAAATATCAGTATGGCAAACATATACAAAGGGTTTAGTACAGTAGGGAAGGTTAGGGCACCTTATACACTTATTGATGGTGAGTTGATTAAACAAGATTTAATGAATGAACTAAAAGCAAGAAAAGGCGAACGAGTGATGAGACCTAACTTCGGAACAACATTATACGACATTTTGATGAACCCACTAGACCAATTCGTAATTGAAGAAGTTAAAGAAGAAGTGAGAAGGGTTATCGAAAAAGACCCAAGAGTACAGATTGATGAAATCTTTACACAAACTTTAGACCATTTAATACGAGTACAAGTACAATTAAAATTTTTGCCAACCCTAGACGAGGATAGATTATTTCTTGAATATGCTAGGACAGACGTAGAGATTTAAAAATGGCAGTAAACAATAGACAAAACAATTTATTTGCGGCGGAAGATTGGGAAGTAGCCTATCAGGCATACAGCCAAGTTGACTTCCAAGCATACGACTTTGATACCATGCGTTCAGCAATGGTTGATTACATCAAAACTAATTTCCCAGAGAACTTCAATGACTACATTGAGAGTTCTGAATTTATTGCTATTATAGAACTACTTGCATACTTGGCACAAAGTATTGCATTTAGAATGGATATTAACACAAGGGAAAACTTTTTAGAAACAGCAGAAAGAAAAGATAGTGTTTACAAACTTGCTAGACAATTAGGATATAATCCAAAAAGAAATATTGGAGCAAGTGGGTTAATGAAAATTGTAAGCATGTCAACATCTGAACCGCTAATAGACAGTTTAGGTAACGAACTATCTGCTAGAACAATTAATTGGAATGATGCAAATAACTCAGACAGTTACGAGCAATTCATTACTATTTTAAATAGTGCATTTGGAAACGTAAATAGATTTAGTAAGCCTGTTAAAACAGGAACTATAGATGATATAGTAACAGACTTATATGAAATTAATACACCAATAACAAATTCACTAGTACATGCATTCACATCAAGCATAAACGGTGTTACTAAAGATTTTGAAATTGTTAATGCAGACTTTACAGATAATAAAGTTATTTTTGAGAAACATCCTGATAGAACAAATAACTTCGGAATGATTCACAGAAATGATGGCTTAGGATTAAGCAGTAAAAATAATGGTTTCTTCCTTATGTTTAAACAGGGCATATTACAAACAGAAGATTTTGACTTTGTTGAGCCCGTAGAAAATAGACAAGTACCTGTTACTATTGAAAATATTAATGAAACAGATTGTTACTTACAACAAGTAAATGCTTCAGGCGATAGTTTAACTAAGTGGACTAAAGTTCCGAATACAGTTGGGCAGACATTACAATATAATACATTAGCAACTGGCACATCTAGTTTATATGCTATACAGAACAGAGGCGATAGTGGAGTAAACTTACAATTTGCAGATGGCAACTTTGCACAGGTACCAATTGGATTGTTTAAGTTTATATATAGAACTAGTGATCCTGTTAGATATCAAATACAACCAGATGATGTTGGAAACGTTACTATAAACATTCCTTATATTAATAATGCAGGAACGCAACATGTACTTACTGTAACATTAAGATTACAAAATGCTGTTAATAACAGTTTGCCTGCAGAGACAATAGAAGGTATTAAAGAAAGAGCACCACAGGCATTTTATGCTCAAGACAGAATGGTGTCAGCACAAGATTACCAAGTGTTACCTTTGGCAAAAAGTACAAACATTGCAAAACTTAAAGTAACAAATAGAACACATGCTGGACATAGTAGATATATTGATATTTCAGATCCAACTAGTACGTTCCAAACAACAAACACATTAGCAGAAGATGGTGCATTGTTTATTGAAGATAGTAATTTAAGTGCTAACTTCCTTATAGATAACAATAACACACCACTAGAACAAATTACAAAATTACTTCCAACATACTTAAAGAAGTTGGAACTAAACGATTTCATATACAGTGACTTTAGAGATGCATGGTTAGAAAGAGAACCAAATAAATTTAATTTAGCATTGTATGGTATAGAGTGGCACACGTTGCCTAAAGTTGCAGACGGCGTAACAGGATATTTAACAGAAACTTTTACTGCTAACGGCACAGCATCAGATGTAAACATTGCAAACCCGGCTCTACAACTTATACAGCCAGGTCATTTAATTAAATTTGAAAACCCAGAAGATATCACAGATAACAAATGGGTTAAGATTAAAAGTATAAGAGATAACGGAAGACGTGTTAGTAACAGTACAGTTGTGCAAGGCCCAATTACACTCAGTGCAAGTGTACCAGAAGGATGGAAAGGCACATCAGTTATCACAACATTAAGAAAAAAATTCTTTGATACAGAAATAACAGCACTTGCAAATGCTATGACCTTAAAGCAAAGTTTTGCTTTAGGATATAATCCAAGCAGTAATAGTTTTTATGTTATTTCAAACAACAACGTTTCATCAGGAACTGACTTTAGCATCGGTAATGCTGAAGATACGTCAGGTAACGGCAGAGACAAAAGTTGGTTACTAAAGTTCACTTATGTTCCTGTCGATACATTAAGTAATAGATATGACGTGCTTATTAGAGGCATACGTTATGTTTTTGAAAGTTATGAAGATGTAAGATTTTATGATGTTAATACAAACAGAATCATAGACAGTTTTACAGGAACTGCAAAATATGATACTGTTGAAATTACAACACTTAATAACAAATCTAGAAGTGAAGAAACATTTGAGTGGGAAGATACCACAGCCACTCCAGACTTTATAGGCGACAAGTGGTACTCAACTAAAATTGGACAAAGTTTTACAAATATACCTTTAAAGAACAGAGATACTAGATACGACCAAGTAGAAACAAAACTTGTTAGTAACTTTGGAATATTTACTAATGGTGATGCAAGTGCAAATTCATTTGTTAAGGATGCTGTTATAGAATTAGGTACTAATTTCGACACATCAGATTTAACAAGTAATACAAACGTTACTATTGCTAATAACACAGGTGTTGTTCACAGTTTACCAAGTAACATTGTTATTAACTTTACTAACACAACATTTGGTTCAAACATTCTAGATGCTAATGGTAATGTTAGTTATAGATTTGAGAACGTTAATTATAATAATGGTAGTGTTGTAGGTAGTGGTCATATACAAGTACTAGATGTTAACGGTGAAACA